GCGTCGCCCTCCTCGCGGAGGGCGTGGATAGAAATAAGCCCACAAGCGTGCTCTGGTGCAGGTCGGAGCCCCACAGCGGAACAATGGGAAGAGCGCTGTAGTTTTCGCCCTCCACGCTTTCCAGCCCGCCGCCGGGTGTGGTGATGATCACGCTCTTGTATGCCTGCTTCGGCGTTGTCTCCTGCATCACATTGCCGATTCGGCTTTCCGTGTACTCGGTAAAGCCGTCCAGCTCGTACAGGATGTAGTGCATATCCGTGTCCGGGTTCAGCCGCCAGAAGCGCACGCCTGCCTGCAAAAGGCCTGTCTTTTCATCGTACAGGGGCGCAAACTCGGTCAGCTTGAAAATCACAAGATGGTCGTTGTTCCAGAAGCCAAAGCTCTCACCGTGAATCAGGGCGAAATATCCGGCCTTCTGAATCTGCTCATCAAAGCTTTGCCCCAGCCTTTCTTTGTCCACACCATCGTCCGCAAAGACCACGCCGTTGCCTAAAGAGTAGGTTGCCCGCTGCTTGTTGAGCCGCCGGAAAAGATTGCTCTTGACCATATCGGGGTGTGGGGTGTCCGGCTTGGTGTTTTTGGACAGGCGTTTCAGCATCAAAGCGTAAGTCTGTGCGAAGCGTTCAGCCCCCGGGTTTTTCTGGGCATCGTACAGGTCGGCGTCCAGAGCCATCTTGTAAGGCCCGGAAGCGCAGTGCTGCTGCACAAACCGCCGGATAAAATCAGGCTGTTCCCCGGCGGCTTGCGCCTGCTGAAAGGTCTGGAATGTATATACAGTGCTCAAAATCAATCCCTCAGTTTTACAAGGCGCTTTGTGCGCACGAAATAGCGGATAGCGTCCATGCAGTGGTCGTTTACCTTCAGCACGGTGTCGTCTTTGTCTGGATCCCAAGCGTACACGCCGAACTCTTCCAGCGTGTGCTTGCAGTCTTTGCAGATCTTCAGCCGCCCGGTCTGCAGCATGGTCTGCACGTCCAGAATGCCGCTCAGGACGTCGTTATTTGCGGGGGTCTGGGTAAAGCCGTTCTTGCGCAGCTCTGTAATCAGGGGCAGGGCAGAGGGGTCAACGATGACCCTTTCCGGCTTGATCCCGTTCAGCCACGCCTTGAGGTCTGTGACGTACTCGCCAACGGTCTTTTGCCGCTTCTGTTCGCGTCCACTGTAGTAGTACTCCCGCGTTCCGATCCAGCAGTCTTCATCTGCCTGCTTCTGGAACAGCAAAAAAACCGTTGCGTTCTGGGTGCCAAAGTCGCACGCCACATAGGCGCTCTTTGGCGAAAGCTCCGGCAGTACGTCAATGACGTGCTTCTTTCGGTCGAACATGTCATATACAAGGCCCTCAGCCACCGTCCACAGTCCCAGAATGTAGCGCTGATAGAAAACGCCGCTGTACTGGCTGCGGTATCTGGCCTTGATGTCCTCGGAAAGTGACAAGTTGTCGTCCATCGTGAAATGGAGATACATCATCTTGCGGGAACGGCATTTCCGCACCCACTCGAGATAAAACCAATGCTGCGGGCTGCCAGGGTTGCAGTTGAACCAGAACTTTGACCCGGTGACAGAGCAACGGGCTGTGGCCTGATTGACGAAGCTCTGCGGCATCAGGGCCACCTCGTCGAAGAATGCCCCGGCAAGGGTGATGCCCTGGATCAGGTCTTGGCTGCTCTCGTCCTTGCCGCCGAAAAAGTAAAACTCGTTTGTTCTTCCGCCCTTGCTGACGGTCATGCAGTTTTCTGCCCGATGCTCCTTGACGTTGTATCCACGGGCTGCAAGCTGCTGCTTGAGTGTGCCCAGCACGTTGCGCCGGAAGCTGGCGATGGTCTTTCCGCACATGGCAAACTGCTGGCCGCTGAAGCAGGTCATAGCCCACTGGACAAAAGAAAAGCTCATGGCAAAGGTCTTGCCCGAGCGAATAGCGCCATCGGCAATAATGCCGTTGTAACCGTTGTATGCGCTCTGCGGTGCCCACCAGCAAAGAACCATCTTTTGCCGCTGGCTGAGGGCTTTCCAGCGAAAACCGTTACTTTTCCGCATTGTCGTCGTCTTCCTCCGGCAGCATCTCCACGTCATCTGGCGGGCTGATGTCTGCGGAAGCATTCAATGCCTCAAGCAGGCCATCGTCCGGGGCTTCTATGCCGCTCTGGTCTCCCAGCATAGCAAACTTGTCCACGATGGTTCCAAACGCCGTGGACAGCTGCGGCAGCGTTGCTTCTGCGATCTTGTCTGGGTCTGCCATCGCCTGAAGGTACAACCCGAGAAGATCCTGCGCTTCTCCGCGCTTACTGCCTAAGTAGGAAAGCATATCCTGCGTGTTCTGTTCTTTTTTTAAGGCGCACAAATCCGCACACTTGGGATTATCTTTCACGATTTTCCGCACGGTGCTTTCTGCCACGTCGTTCAGTTTGGCGGCTCTGGCGTAGCTCTGCAGCTGCACATAGTCAGCAACGATCTTCTTTTTTTGTCTGTCTGTCAGCCGCTTCGCACTCACCGCCACCACCTCTCTAAACTTGCGCAAAAGAAAAACCGCCCGGAAATCCGAACGGTCAGAATATCAAAATAAGCAGCGCTCCCGGTATACATTCAGTTTCTCGGACAACGCAAACGGTGGAGCGCCGCTGCATCCGGTACTTTTGCGGCCAGATGCCCCGCTATCTGCGCAGCCCCCTCACAGGGTACGCAAATGGCATTCCCGGCAGGGCTCAAACCTGCAGCCTGCGGTTTTGGAGACCGCTGTTCCATCACTTGAACTACGGGAATATAAAAAGCCGCCCTTGGAATCGAACCAGCCGTGTCTACACACACGCGCCGCGCTCCATACTGCGCTCAAGCGGCATATAACAAAAGAAAAACCAGCACGTTTCCATGCTGGTTCTGTTGACGCACATCCTGCCGGGGGAATTATGGAAACCGGTGTACGGATTATGTGGCCTCCGGTGCGTGCGGAGGTTGTGAGGACAGGTAAGGATACCCTGCCACTCTACACGCAGCCACAAGCGGGATGTCAGCCCATGCGTCAGGTGGTCGCTGCTTCGGGAGAGCAGCGTAATGGTGCTCCGGGATGGATTTGAACCAACTACTTGCTGCTTCAATAGGCTGCTGCTCTACCAGTTGAGCTACCGGAACATAGAAGCAGCCCGCGAAACGAGAGGAAGAAAAATGCCGGTCAAACCATAGGAGAAAACATTTTTGGGGGGATTCGTTTCGGAGACTGCGTGGCAAGCGTCTCACCGCTTTCGGCGGTTCCGCTTATACCAATTTTAGCACAATGCCTGTTTTAGTTGGATATTTGCAGTATGAAGGTACATTGCAAAAAATCAGGGCGGGTTTTGTGCGGTTTGTGCAACATTGCCGAAGCTGTCCCAAATCTCTGCCAGATAGATGCTGCCCCACTTGATGTAGATGGAGACTTGGTTCTCTTCCGACAGCCCAAGCTTCTCGCAGACCTCGCGCTGCTTTTTGTTCTCGACGTAGTACAGGCACAGGCAGTCAGCCTGTTTTTTGCTGGATTTACTTGCCGTGATACAGTACGCCCGCCGGGTGGCTTCAATGCGCAGCAGGCACAGGTCTGTTTCCATCTGCTGCAGACGGCGCTGCTCGTCCGTGATATCTGCTGCAGCAAGCCCAACCCTGTCACCGGCACCGCTGCCTCCGGGCATACCGTTCAGGATCTGGGTGGTCTTTTTGGCAACTTCCTGAATGCGCTGGATCTTTCGCTTTTGGGCTTCAACCGCTTTTGCCATATCCCGGCACTGCTGGAACCACGCCTTGACCGTGTGGTAGTCCACGCCGGTGCGCGGCTTTGGCTGTTCGCTTTCAGGTGTCCATGTGCGGGTCATTGTTTTTATCCTCCATTTCTATTTCATTTCCCCATGCGTCCCAGCCGGGTGCACGTTGACGGGCAAAAAGTTCAATGCGCGGCACATCCCCCAGCAAATCAACAATGCGCCTCCGTGCTTCTTCTGGTTTTACGCTGTGCGCTTGGATAGGTTCCTCAATAACCTGCCGCACGGAGTGGCTTTTTATCTGCTTTTTTGCGCAAAAGTCATGCGACACGCCCAACAGACAAATTTCTGCGTTTGCGCGTGTGTACGCACCCATCCCAACGAAGTTTTTTCCGCATTTGTATTTTTTCACCCAAACAAAAGCAGCGGTTTTGTAAATGAATCCCCAAGCATCCATAACTCGAAGTGCATCCGGGAGTGTAGGAAACGTTGCCCACATGAATAATAGGCATCCCCCCCCCTCGCAAGCTGTTGGACAGGCAGAGCGCAAATATCATCGGTGGTCATAGTTTTGTAATGCTGGGCTGCGTACCCTTGTTTTTTACCAGCCGCTCCTTTTTGCAGATAGTTCCACGGTGGATCTGCGTATATGACGGAGTACTTTTTGTTTGGCAAGTCCATATTATTCCTCCATTTCCTCAATCCAGATCTCCACTCTGGGTTTTTGCTTGTCGTAGTCCACCCGGCTGCCATCGTGGGCGGCAACGATGCGGCTGTTGTCATCTGCCAGCACACCGGCCTTTACCAGTATGTCGCAGGTGGCCTCGATCAGGTTTGCAAGGTCAACCTTGCGCCGGGTAGCCATGTAGTACACGCACCGCACGTTTACGCGGGCAGAAATAGGCTTAGGCGGGGCGCGTATCTGCCATAGACATCCGGTCTGGTAGTCCTCAAACGCCGCGCTTGGGGCTACAAAGCGCCGTCCTCCGCGCCCTTGCAGGATGCGGGCACTGTTTTTCTTTGTGCGGGGGTCGCCGTAAATGGTCATGTGCATTTCTTTCGTTCCTCGACGTTCCACTGCTTGAGTGTTGGTGCGTAATGACCGCACATCAGGCAACAAATTTCAGTCCCCGGGTCTGACAACACTGTTATCTTCGGATTGATGGTTTTGATTTTCTTTCCCCACGCAAGAAGTCCACTTCCACATTTTGGGCAAGGAAGAACAGTGTATGATTTTTTAATCACTTCACATCCTCCATCAAATCATCTATGTGCATTTGCACTGCCTGTTCTGGCACATCTTCCCAGCCGATGCCGATGTAGTCCAGAACGCGCCCCCAGCCGTACCAATCGCCGTTTTCGTCCCGGCAGACGTGCTTCATCCAAAACTCCCATTCTTTGGGATTGGTCTCCCGCAAAATGTCAAACCGGTGCGGTCTGCTCTCGATGTGGATGCCAAAACCGCACATAGTACAGCCGGTACGCTGTGCCTTTGTGGTGTACAGCTTGCCGTCTCTGTCCTTTGCGATCTCGCCGTATTCAGCGGGCACAGGCACGTCAAGGTCAAGTGCAAGCTGCAAGACGTCTTGTCGGTCAAATATGGCAAAGGGCGCGCTGCGTGTGGTGGTCTTGCCGAAATAGTTGCAGCCGTGCATCTTCAGGCTTTTCTCACGCCGCCCCCCCTCGCTGGCCATCAGACCCATATAGGGCACGCTGTCATGCTCCCGCGCCCAGTCGTTGCAGGGCTTTTCCTTGAGGTAGTAGCAGCAGCGGTCGGACACTTTGAACGGCGCGGCCTGATAGCCAAGCGCTGCCCCCTCTGCATCCGCTCCGCCAAACAAGTCAAGCCACTTCTGCGGCAGCTTCATACGGCTGTTTTTCTGCCAGCCGCCGTATTCGCCTGTCTCGCCGGTGATGATCGCATGCCGTACGGTGGCGTTTTGCTCTGTCGGGTTTTGCAACAGCATGATCTTGCCCGCCTTTTCTTTGCTGATGACCGGCCAGCCAAATTCCTGTAAGACCTGCACCTTGCTTTTCAGCGGCTTCAGGAACACGAAGGAGGGCACCTCACCATCGCCCATCCAGTCTTTATATTCGTTCTCCATCTCGGCCGCGATCTGCTTGTGCACCTGCTGTACGCCCTTGCCCTCAAGCGATGAGCAAGACACGCAGGTGACGGGAAGCCCGATGCTCTCCAAAAAGTAATGCAGCGTGATGGAATCCAGACCGCCCACTGACAGATGAACGCCCTTGCCGTGATCCTTAGCCCAGCAATAGAACGCTTCTGCCATTTCCTGTGCGTGCGCAACCTTGCGCTTGTGTTCCCACTTCTGCATTGTCTGAAAACGCTCGATGTTTGCCAAAGAGCCGTTCTCCTCCATAATTTCCTGTACGGTTTTCATTTGTCTCCTCCATTTTTGCCCAAATACTTTTTCTTGCCCTTCTCCCGGTGCTTGTCCTCGTAGTCGTAGTGGTAGACCATGCCGGACACGGTCATTTTTCGGTTATAGTCCGTCTCTTTGGCGTGTTCTTTGCGCCAAGCGGCAAACTGTGGACAGTGGTCATGACAGGTAGGATACCGGTCTGGGCAGTTTTTGCAGCATGGATTTGTCAATGGTCATCTGCTCCTTTCTTGTTTTTCCGCAGGCGTTCCCGGCTGTGCGCCATAAACTCCGGGCTTAAAATATCGTTTCCGGAAGGCTGTGCTCTGTCTACGCGTGTGCCTTTTGCCCGGCTGCCGCCGATAGGGCAGAGCTGGTTATACTCCGCAACGGTCTTGCAGCCAAGTCCTTCCGCTTCTTCCAGCGCCTTGCGGATATACGCCCAGCTGCCGCCGCCCAGATCTACACACTTGTCCATAACCGCGTACACAAGATCCGCGCCCATGCGCTCTATGTAGCCGGTCAGTTCTTTTTCTCCGGCCTTGCTCAGCTTGCTGACATTCTCCCGAAAAAAATCCACTAGAGATTTCGTCGTCCTCGTCCCTGTATAGGAGGAGTCATCTTTAGATGACGACGACTTATCTATATCTAATATCTTATCTCTAATATCTGTATGGACATTTTTGTGGACGTCTGTGTGGACATCCTGTGGACATTGTCCACAGTGTTCTGCATCAATTTGACGCTGGTTCGTTCTTTGCAACTTTTTTTGTGCTGCATAATCGGTTTCGCTTCCGACCATTTCCGAGTGGTTTGCAAGCACCAACGTGCCGTCTTTTTCCTGATAAATCAGCCCAAGTTTCGCGTAAAGTCCCAGCGCGACGCGCACCGTATCGGTAGAAAACCACTTAGTATCGCGCTGAATCTTGTCCACGTCATACGGAATGATCACTTCGCCAATCTGCCGCGAAAGCCTGCCGTTGGTGTTGATAGTCATAAGGCAGAGCATCTGGTAAAGTACCACATAGTTTGCGCCGTTTTTTTGCCCCATGAGAAAATCCACCGCGTCAGACCGCATGAAGCTGTCTTTGAGTTTTAGCCAGTAGTATCTTTTCCCTGTAGCCGTATGATTTCACCTCCTTCCGCATTTTGATTTTAACTTGCCGGTAACTTGCTGGTAACTTGCCGGAACGGTTGCCCACTTCCGCACGCCCGTATAGCCCGATAGCGCAGCTCTTGAGATATGTCAGTCGTTGCTTACGTCAATCCCCGTAATTTCTTTGAAAATCGCCGCATCGAAGTTCGGCAAACTGAGGATAACGTTTCGATCATCGGCGCTAAGCCTCGCCCACCACTTCCGGGCGTTGTCCGCTGTGGTGCGCTCCTTCAAATAACCGCCAGTCGTTTCAGCTTCAGGGTGCGCTGCCTTTTCTTCATCGGTCATATCGGACAGATAGACGTATTCAAGCGGGCAATCGTCAATCTGGTTCAGCAAAAGCCGGGCGCGGCAGTTACGCCAATGATCAAACGTCCAGTCGGTAGGCTTGTTGAACATATAGATTTTGGGCGATACAGTATTGAAGCAGCCATTGGAAAAGGATGTAGCGTTGCAGTCGCCGCTGTTCCAGTCGCCGCTGTTCCTGTTGCCGCTGTTGCAGTCGCCGCTGTTGCAGTTGCCGCTGTTCCAGTTGCCGCTGTTCCAGTCGCCGCTGTTGCAGTTGCCGCTGTTGCAGTTGCCGCTGTTGCAGTTGCCGCTGTTCCTGTTGCCGCTGTTGCAGTCGCCGCTGTTGCAGTCGCCGCTGTTGCAGTCGCCGCTGTTGCAACGTCCAGTGCAAGCCTTTCCCGTATTCACGATCTCAAGGACTTCCGCCCAAGGGATTTCCCGCACGATTTCCAACTTGTTCGTTGCACACTTATTCTCACACTCTGCAACCGTACCGTGGGCGATCACTTCAGCAACGTGGTTGTTCGGGTCGAAATCGTAATAACGGAAACAGTCGGCGGCATTCTTACAGAAGTGCATACCCACATTGCAGACAGACGGGTTTACATCCTCTTCAAAAGTGCCGGGGCAAGTATACTGCTTGCCCTTACACGTCCAATCAGGGTTGAAAACCTTATAGCCTTTCACGCTCATTTTTATCTCCTCCTTTTCAAAACGGCAGGTCGTCGGTGTCCGAGAACACGGCAGAATCGGCATTGTATCTCTCTGCGTCCGGTATAGCATCCAACTGCCCATCCGTAAAAGGCGGCTGCTGGGCGCTCTGTGCGGCTTTTGCTTCGTGGGTGTAGTTTTGCGTCTGCTGGTCGAAACCGCGTGCAGCGGGCTTGTCTGCTGCCTTTGCGCCTGCAAAGCTGATATTGCTTGCCACGACTTCCACCGCCGTGCGCTTGTTGCCCTGCTTGTCCTGATAATTCCGGGTCTGCAAGCTGCCGTCAATGGCAATCATGCTGCCCTTCTGGAAGAACTTGCAGATAAATTCGGCGGTCTTGCCCCATGCCACAATATCCACAAAATCAGCCTGACGCTGCTGGCCCTTCGGGGCATAGCTGCGCTCGCAGGCAATGCGGAAGGTGCACACGTTGGTGCCCTGCTGGGTGGTGCGGAGTTCCGGGTCTGCCACAAGGCGACCCATGATTGCTACAACATTAAGCATGGTTCGGATCCTCCTCTGCGCTGTCGCCAGCACCGGCCTCGTAGTCGATGTTTGCGCCCATCAGCACTTCCGGGCACTCAGCGCGGGCAAAATAGGCGGCGGCGCGGTACTTGAGCATCATCTCGGTCATCTTCGGCCAGTAGCTGCCGTTTTTATTCCACCATCCTGCATCCTTTGCCATCTGCACCGTGACCTTCGGCCCTTCCACCTTTTCGCCGGTCAGCTTGTCCACGGCGATCAGGCGGCAGCCCCATGTGTCCGTGCCTTCCTGACCTTCCATGCGATAGCGGGAACGGCCTGCAAACTGGCCGCTGTTGTCGATAAGTGCCTTGCAGCTTTTGCCGCTCCAAGTGGGCTGGCCGTAGACAACATAGAGGTTCTGCATCACAAACAACTCTGTGGTGCCCATGCGCTGTGCCATATCGCAGGCGATGGCGCAGGCACCAACGTTTCCGGCGTAGGTCTTGGGAAGCCAGCCGTCAGGCAGATTGGACAGCGCAACAGCCTTGGACTTTGCCAGCTGCCAGATCCGTTCGTCTGCGGTCAAGCCCTGCACTTTCTCAGCGTAGGAGAGGGCGCGATGTGCGGGTGCGGCAGGGGGATTGACAGGAGTAAGGGTTTCGGCGGGCGTTGCGGGCTTCTGAAGCTGCTCAACAGGGGTATTTTCGATTTTGGTCTCAGGCATGATGGATCTCCTCCTCAGTGTATTTTACATCTATGATATGTGCATAACGCTTGATGGCGTCAAGCTCTGACTTTGTGCACCGGAATACGATTTTCCGGTCTCGCTGCTCTTCTTTTCGGACAAACTGGTCAAAAAACGGATCATCGTATTCGTCCGGTACCGCGGCATTGTACGCAACGCCGGGCTTCATGAGTCGGATTTGTGTCGGGTTTTGCTGTACGCCTTTGTAATCATCCGGCAGACCATTGATGACTGCTTCCCGCAGCAAGGTGCGGAACTCGATCATGTAACAAAAATCTATGCTTTCATACGGTTCAGGCATGATTTCTGCACCGCCTGCAGCGTGGATAATGTCAATATCGCACATCATGCTGCCCACCTTGCGATAGATGCGGTCTATGACCTCGCGGCTCGCAGTATCATCCATGCTGCCGTTCTGTGCAAAATGCGTGAAATACGCCACTGCGCCGTTGATTGAGCTGGCAAGTTCATTGCCAGCACTGATAAGCCTGAACAGCATATTTTGCGGCTTGATGTAGTAATAGATGCCCTCGGCCTTGTTGGAAAGGTCCTTGATGCTGGCACGCCTTGCAAGGCGCTTTTGTGAATCGCTTTGCATAAAAATTCACCTCATATAAACAACATTCATGCCGGAATCAAATACCTTGTACAGATAGGCGGGCTCTCGCTTTACAAGTTCGTCTGTAATGATGATCGCGTCCGAAAAGTCTGCGATATTCTGCGATGAAACAAGGTCATCCGGCTGCTTTTTGGTCACATCATAGACCTTTAAAAGTGCCATGTGCTCACCTCCTGTTGTTGTGCCGCCAGCCCAGGGCGATATACAACAAGTTGACGCACAACACGATAAAAATAAAGGTTTTCACGTTTTACCTCCTTGCGGTTTGTCGCACGTTGTGGTATTTTTGTGGTGATGGGCGGCTAGACTCATCACCCTTTTGGCTTGTCCGTGTTGGCGCACGGGCAGGCTCTTCTTTTTTTGCGGCGTATCGGTGGCAGACTGTCCACCTCATCGCGCTTTATGACTTCTTGAAAAAAGGAATACTTGTGCGGCTTTCTCTTTTTCTTGCGGCAATGATAAACCGAGGATGCAAAACTGTTTGCGCTTTTATAGCCAAGCCGCCGGGCGCACATATCAGATGTGCCGGATGCAAGCAGATTGCCAGTTTTTGCATCGTACACGGTGTACCACATGACATGGTGGACAGTGTCAGGCATACGTGACCTCCCCAGATTCCTCTTGCAGCATCTCCCGCACGTTGTCCATTTCTTCGGCGCACATCTCCCAGACGTTTGCCCGTGCGGAGTATCCAGCCCGGACAACAATGTCATCTGAGGCTTCAGCTTCTCGCCTGCAACGTTCGGCAAGCCGCGTGTAGGACTTTACTTTGCCCTCAACGTACTCTTTGGCCGTCATCATGCCCCACGCTCCTGATTCTCCGGGTACTCCGGGTTGCGGGCGTGGGTGCGGTTGATCTTGCCGTACTTGCGCCGCTTTGCGGCTTTCTCCCTGTCCTCTGCGGCAAAGCCAAGACGAGCCAGCAAAACAGCGGCCAAAATCAGCATCAGC